ATATTGGACTTTTTAAGAGGGCCTCAATAGAACGTGCTCCTGTTTGCTGAACCATTGAATCAGCTACACCTTTTGCTATTTTTGTTCTTCTGGCGCGCACAGTGAATATTCCGACTGCTGTTCCTATCGCAAAGCCTAAAGCTTTACCAATCGCCTGAGCCTGTGGGGGAAGGCCGGCAGTTAAAGCTCCAGCAATCTGCGCTCCAGTTGCGCCTCCAGCTATTGAACCAGCTAGGTAATTTGTTGTTTGTGAAAGAACTCCAACGCCGGCACCTGCAATTGCTCCCCTTTTCCCAAAGTATGAACCAGCAAGACCCATCTCGACACCAGAGCGAGCTGTGTCGTTTCCTATTTTTGAAGTAACACCAGAAGCCGTAATCAATGAACCAGCCATCCCAAGACCCGGAGTAAACGAACCCCTGAGTCCGGCCTGCATCGCCTCAACTCTGCCCGTCATCGCTCCACCAAATTTGGTTCTAAGCCCAAACATGGCGGCCTGTCTATTTGACATATTTTTCGTGGCTGCGTCTGCGAATTCCGCACCAGAAGCAGCGGTGTTCATAAATCTTGGGTCCCCGCTTCTTGCTGCTTTTAAAAGGTCTCCGTAGGACAACCTGCTCAATGAGGCTCTTGCTTTTTTTGCTGCAGTTAAGCCTGCTACATTGGTTATTTGTTTTCCGGTAATTGGGTCAAACTCTCCAATTTTTGCCTTTACCATTCCGGTTCTTGCATTCCTTCCGGTCTGACCTCTATATGATTCAACCGCTATCCGTGCACCCTTGTTTGAAACAGAATTTTGGTTTCCACCTAGCAAAATTGAACCTGAGTCAAAAAGCCTTGAACCGATACCACCTTTTCTTGCATATGCCGAACTTGCTCTAGTTCCTGCTTCTCCAAAACCAAAATCCCCAAACAAAGCCCTACTTAGTGGTCGATACATCGCAGCTTGTCTATATCCGTATGCACTAGCAGTAGCTGGCCCTGATTTGGCTCCGACTCCGCCACCTCTTCCCCTGAACCTGCGTCGACCCTTGAAGCCTGCATACATCAGACCCATCGTTAATGCAGACGAAAGAACAGGGCCCATTCCGGCATCAATCGTCCCACTTTTTCCACCTCCACCACCAAGTGTTCCTGTCAGACTAATTACTGCGGACAATCCTCTTACGAGCGATGCCAAACCATTGACGATTTGAGTCAGCACTGGCAGGGCTTCCGTAAAAGCAACTTTCATTGCAGCAAAGAAATCAAATACTGAGAATATTAAACCCTCAAGAGCTTTGCCCCATTTTAGAAACGCCTCTTCATTATCCTCGGCAAGATAGCCGAGTTGCTCTGCATTTCTGCCAAATCCTTTTACCAATGCAAGAAGCGGCTCTCCAAATGTGTCGGTAATTATCTTTGAACCAGCTCTAAATTTATCTAAAGATTTTACAAATTGAGCAAAAGAAGCTTTAAGGTCACTAAATGTTTTTCTCAACCAATCAGCACCGCCACTTATCTTTGGCAAGTAATCTCTTAGCAACTTTACAGAAAACTCTTCAAGAGAGTCTCCTATTGTCATTAAACCTGGCAACATTTTTGCTGTTGCAAATTCACTAATAATGCTTTCTGTTCTTCTAAAAGTATTCCTAAAATTTTTATAAAAAGACTCAAGAACGTCTTTTGCTGGTTCTAAAAGCTTTCTACCAAAGTCAGAAAGTTGCATAACCAAATCAGTCAGGAAGGATTGAAACTGACCCACAAGTGTTTGCTGCATCTTGTAGTTACCAGTAACTCCGGCAACACCAGCCAACTGTCCGCTTGAAAGCGCTGCGAGTATTGCTCCTGATGACTTGTCCTTTTGTCCTGCAACGGCTTTTGCAAACTCCGGACTTACGGACTGAGCAGCTGTTGTTGCTTTTGAGTCAACTTTTTTTGCTTTTGTTACAAGGCCAATAAACTGAGAAAGACTTTGAAATGCTTTCTTTGGGTCTTCTGCTGTCGTTGTAAAGTCAAGAGCACCGGCCAAGGCTTTTCTTTGTGCAGCGCTTACTGGAGCCTGTTTTGCCATGGCGGTATATGCTTGCGTAAGTGCAACAACTCCGACAGTTGCCAAAGATGTATCTTTTGCAAAATTCCTCATTGCGCTTGATGACTGTTCCATGCCATCACCTAGGTCACTTACGCCCTTGTAGCTAAATGCCGTCATTGCTGCTGTGTATTCCTGAAAGGCTGCAATACCTATACCTACCGCAGCCGTCACAGAAGCTAGGGCCCCGGCTAATAGACCTAGAGAAACCTGGTACGCCTTAACCGCCATCCGCCCAAGAGTAAAAGCCAGATTAACTGAAGCTAGGGTGGCTGCCGTTATCGCAAACTCTATACCTAGCGCAATCACGACCCAAAAGATTGCTCTCATTGATTTATTTAAAACACCTAGTAGTTTCTGCGATGTCATCGTTTGGTTATTGAAACCACGGGTCGCTTTCACCGCACCCATTGCCCCACCTGAATAGCTTCTGAACGAAGTAGTTGTCTTATTTAAGGACTGTGTGAATTTATTTGAGTTTGTTGAACCGTTTCCAAGGGCTGCATTGAGCGCATTCATCTGTCCAAGCGCAGACGCAAAATCTTTCTTGTCTGTGGTTACATTTATCTTGATTGTTGCGCGTGCGTCAGCCACGGATTACCTCAGAATGACAATAGGAGGACACTCCTAGTTTAGCGTGATTCGCTCTCCGCACGTTTACGGTCTGCTTCAATCACCTTTGCACATGCATACCTAATCAGCCACTCATCTGGCTCCGAGTTAAGTATTACGATTGGGTCTGTTCCCCACAGTTCGCCAAGTCTGGCTGCTGCGGCCACTCGAGGGTCTTCGGAAAGTTCCTCTATGACCGTTTCGTAGGGTTTTCAGTGGCCTCCGCAGAGATTGTGTCGCCGAAACCACATGCTTCAATAATTGCAAGAGCTGCTGCTTCAACGTGTGCATCCAAACCAAAAAACTTCTGTACTGCGTCTGGAACTGCTTTTGTTGTTTCTGTCATTTCCAAGATGATTGACGAACCAAAAGTACATGGCCATCCATCATCAAGAACTTCTTCACCGTTCAAAAACACGCCTTTTGTGGTTTGACCCACAACAGTGCAAGCAAACTTTGTTGCGTCCATTCCCTTAGGAGAATCTCCGCCACACTGTTTCTGCCATGCTCTCATTTGCTGCTGAGTTACATTTGGGCTAACTAGCAACTTAACGCCAATGCGTTCAGGAACCTCGATAAAAACTTCCGCCCGTTCTACCTTCTTGGCAATAACAGACTTAAGTTGATTGAGGATTGTTTCTTCTTGAATTTCTTTAGGAGCTGATTTTTCTGTCATGCCCAAAATCTAGCACACGGTTAATGCGTGATGGTAGATGTGTTTTGTTTAGAAGTTAAATGTATCGCCACTAACATTTGCAGGACCCTTGTTCACTGAGAACGTGAGTGCAAATGTTGCTGGAGCACCGGATGAGGAGTCTCCATCTGGCTCTGTCAGGCCCACCAACAAGCAGTTGGAGTACGCTCTGTCAGGCTTGCCCGAAGAAATGTCACAGTTTAGATAATAAATAGTCACATTATAAAATGCCGAGCCGACATACTGACGAAGCTGGTTTAACTTGCCTCTATCAGCGTCGTCGTAGTGCTTGGTTATAGTGATGTCTCCGACTTCGGAAGGAGCACAGAGCAGTTCAGGGAACTTCTCTCCACCAACGTAGATTTTTTCTACGGCGGCAGTTATCTCGCCACCCGAAACTTGAGCAAAATATCCAGAAAGGTCTGGATGAACAGTTGGTTGAACTGCTGCAATTTTTGCCAATATTTGACGCTGAGAAAGCTTAGCCATTGTGATTTTCCTCCGTTTAGCCTAGCGAAGACGTAAGATTTGATTTTGTTATTTCGACTTCAATAGTGTCACCTATACTTGACACTCTTGCGCCGACCTTAGCTTTAACCACTCCAGTGGCAAGCTGTGAAATTGGGTTGATTGCGTCGTTTACCTGGATTGTGTAGCCAGGGTCAAGGCGCTTTCCGTCTGTGTTGTACAACTCAAACAGTCCACCAGCTTTTGAAATTGGGTCAAGGACATTGATGAGCACAGCAGCTACTTCACCGAAGAGGCTCCTTCTGCCATCAATCACCGAGAACACAAGTGCTTCAAGGCCAACCTGAGCTTTATCAATGATGTCATTGAGAACTTCTCTTGAGTTGATGTATCTGAAGTTAACCGTGTCAGTTGAAGCTGAGCGTGCTCCGTAAATTCTTACGGTTCCGCTGATGACTCTAATTGGGTTGATGTAGACAAGGTCCAAAGCATCAGCCTGAGTTGATGAAATTGTTGTCTGAACACCATTTACAAAACGCGCTTCGCTCTTTAGGCCTGCATAAGCGTGCCATGAACCAAGCTGATTGTGTACCGCAGCTCTCTTGGCTGCAATAAAGCCTTCGCAAGGAACAGAAATTGTTAGGCTTCCTCTAGGAATTTTTACCCAAGGATAAAACCATGCAGCGTTTTCTGCGCCTTCTCTGTCTTCGTAGGTCGAGGTTACGCTCAAAACATCGTTGACCGTATCGTCCTTGTCAAATCCAAGCAAAGCAATTCTGTTATTTGCTTTTGCGTGGTCTATCAAGTCCTCGTACACGGCTTGCGTGTAGAAACCAGGAGCTGCTACGGCACCAGGTCCAAGAGTTGGAATAAAAGCGTCAAGAGCAGTTTCGACATTTGCGTCCGTAACCGTAGTTCCGTTTCCGCCTCCGGTAAATACAAGTCTTGCAGCAGACGTGACCACTGCTGGAAGTGTATTACTTGCTCCAGCAACAGCAGTTACATACAAAGAAGCAATTGTGCTGTTATTGATTTCATCAAGCAACTCAGCTCTTGTTGTGCAAATTGGGGTTGAGTAAACAAGAATGTCATTTGAGAAAACACGAAGTCTGACATTTACTCCAACTGTTGGCTGAGCAACTTCTACTTCAAGAACGCCAGATTGTGGCCATGTTCCTTCACCAGAAGCAATCAGCGTGATGGATGTTCCGGAAGTTCCTGGAACTGCGCAGGATGCGCTTGTTGCATCCGAAGGAATTACTCTTGAGACATAAGCTCTTGAGCCGCCCTCTTCAAAAAACATTTGAATTGACTCGTGAACATAACCGGCAGATGTATATCCGCCATAAATAGCGTTGTAATCAGCAACGCTTGTAATAAGCTTTGCGCTGCCTTCTGGCCCTTTTTCTGTAACGCCAGCTATAAACAGTGTCGATGTAGGTGCAGTAGTTGTAGTTACTGGACCTGTTCTTACTGCTGTGGTGAGTACGATGCCCGCCATTTGTTACTCCTTCGGTTCCTAACTAGAATTTTTTAGGTTCTTTAACCACAGCGATGATACCACCATAGTTGAACCTTTTCTGGCAACTTATTTTTATAAACTTTATTTCAATGTCACATCTATATTAGCGTGTCGGACAGCACTTCCCGGGTGGAATAGCTCCACCGGAAGGAATCATCTGTGATTTGTTTTTTGCAACTTTTGTTATTTTGTTGACAATAGGTTTTTCGGTTAAGTCATTTTCGTCTATTGAGAATTCAATATTTGTCAATATTGACTTATTTAGCTGTTTAATTACAATTAAATCAAATGGATTCACCGCTGCGTAGGAATCTGGAGTCAGGTAGTTGCCTTTTGAGTCAGCAATAATCGTTCTACCAGATGTGTTTCTAACCTGAATCATTCCAGAGAACCTTTTAGCCAATATCGGGCTCTCTGTTTCTAGGTGCTCAAAATCACTCATTTAAGTACCAATCTGAAGGATTTTGCCAATCAAGTTCAATTTCACTCACTATGCCTAGATTTTGCCGTTCTATTACCTCTTCGATTCTTAGGTCATATCCGATGTAGGCCCCAGCCAGGTACCTATCGCCTTTAAGAAGTGTTAACTCTGAATACTCTTCGTTAATTGAAGACTCTTCTATGATTGCTTCCCTAGCTGGGTTTGACCTTTTTAAACATGGATTATCCATTAGTGCTGAACGCACAACAGTGGTGAGCCTGTCCCTCATGAGTGTTGTGTCTTGTGCCCCGTCGCTTCTAGCCCATACGTATGTTCGCATTGCGTAAATAACATTGTATTCCGGATTGTTGGTTGCGTTAAAACCAATTCTTGTTAGAGACTTGGTTGATATAGCAACAGTTATTATTGTTGGCCACTTATCCATTGCCAATGGCTCGTATGCAAATATGTCTTCTATGTCTGGCAGCTCTCCAGAGCTTAAATTCCATGCATTTCTGTATCGAACTAATCTTGTTGGCATTTCAACTGAAAGATAGTCGTTAACAAATTGCTTTGCATATTGTGGTCCATACATCACCTCTGCAGCCATCAGATACCTGGAACCTTGCTTACACCAGCTACATAATCTGCGACCACAGAACTTGCAAACTCAGCAAAACCCAATGGCTCGTATACGACTTGTCTTTTTGGCATCTTGAACGTGCCGGTCTGATGAAACCTTGCGTAGGGTATGGCTGTTCCAATTTCAAAAGATGTTGTTGTTTCCTTTTGAACCAAAGGAGTAGTTGTTAGTGACTCCATCAACGCACCGGTTCTCACCATAGGAGGAGCTCCCGGAAAACGGATTGATTTCCACGCAGCGTATTTTGCGTCAAGTGGCTTCCATCCACCAGAAGGGAGACCGTTGGATGCAAAGTTTGCAGCGTTCATTGCTTGTATCTGCTTTTTTAAAACAGGGAATACCGGTGCTGTAAATGAACCACGTGCACCAATTTCTGCAAGTAATTCATATGCTTCGGTAAAATCAGGTTCAAATTCAACCCGTGAACCACCAGGTGAATTTGACCCAATAGAATCAATAGCTTTTTCTAAAGCTTTTATTTCTCCAATTACCTTTAATAATGATTTTTTATCAAAATCAGTATCAACTTTTAGAGAACGGTAAACATCTCTTGGAGAGTCCATTAAGCAATTCTTCTTCGCTTATATGATTTCATGGCTGCTAATTCTTTTTCTAAAAACCCAGTTTCAAGCGGCGCAACATTTCTTGTGTTTAAATCTTTTAGACCAACAACATCGTCATGCATGTTTTGCACCTCACGAGCCGCTGCTCTGAGAATCATTAGCTTAAACATTTTTATTGCTGAACCATCAAGGCCACCGGTGTATGTGATGCTAACTACGTCGTTTGGAAATCCTCTATACAACTCAACACCGTATCTGTGTACTGTGTAATCATTTCCTGTTGCTGTAGCTAAACCGCCGGACACATAGGAACCACTAGCTCCAGCTGCGTCTCCAACTGTAAACGTAGTAGCAGTTACTGCGGTTATCTCTCTACCACTAACTTGAAGACTGGAAGGATTTATGTCCGAGACTGTAACTCTTTGGCCGACTGTGAAGTCGTTTGTTGCGGTAAAAACAATTGATGCTCCACTAACCGAAGCTGCGGTTATCGTTGCTTTTCTTTGTATTGCCTCAGCAAGATTAACTGGGTCTGCAGAAAGATTTCTTATACTGACTCTTTTTACATTTGATATTGGGGTGTTTCTTGCGTAAATAACCTGTGATGGTTGAATATAGTTAAGCCCATCATCGGTTGAGCTTAAGCTATGGTCATAAAAAAAAGAAGTTGCTGGTACGCCCTGAAAGTAAGATGGGATTACATGCTCTTCTGTCACTTCATCCTGTGTGACTGGTCTTCCAAGGAAAGCCTCAAGCTCACTCTGGAGACCCTCTAGAATATCTACAACAGCGTCCTCTTGTCTCTGCGTAAGAGAGATGTCCA